GCCTTATGCACGACGCTGGAGCTTTTCCTAATCGCGTTACGAGTCATGGTCTGGTCGGCAGTTACGGCTCGGCGGTGGTGGCGTCCGTCATAATAACGTATAGAAGATTAATCTTTTTTCTGAATAACCTGAACAGGAGGCGATAATGCAGATTCTGCCAGCCACGATTACCAACGGAACGGCCCTTTCCAACGCTATAGCCACGGATATCTCATGGCCTATAATCGGCCTCGAAGTCCCGACTATAGATACCGCTACCGTTTATTTACAGGGTTCCTCCACGATGGGAGGAACGTATCGCAGAGTGCTTAAGACCGACGGTTCCGGCGATTGGAATATAGCGTCTACCGTCGGGAATAAATATATCTTCATAGACCAGTTGGCGGCGTTCCCGTTCCTGAAGATAGAAACGAGTATCAACCAGACCGCCGATAGAGTTTTTAACTTCATAATCCGCACGCCTTGAAGGAGGAAGAATGGCTAACAATTATAGCAAGAATCCGCTTTTTCTCGACACGGTAACTTCAGACCTCGATATCGCCAACCTCGCTTTCGGGAGCACGTCGATACCTGTATCCATCAACAAGGTGAGATTGTATAACGCCACCTTAGGCGACAAGGTGATTTTGAAAGATAAAGACGGTTCGGTGATAATGGAATTGAAATGCGACGCTACCGGCAAAGACGTCGAAACCACGTTCACGCAGGATTATTCATGCGCCGGATTGAAGTTGGTGGCCGCCGATAATACATTGACGACCGGCAATATCCTGATATACGTCGATTAAAAGGCGTGAAAGATTATGCGGAATATCGAAAAGCTGAATGATTTTGAGGGGTTCGCTCAATACATTCCCACATGGATGTATTATCAATTCCTTCAGCGCAGGGAAAAGTTCATAGCTCTGTTCAGCGGCAACCAGTCCGGCAAGACCGCCGGAGTGGCTCATTCGTATGTATTGAGGATACTCGGCAGACATCCGATAAAGGAGAAGAATATACTGCCGGATAACAAGATAAGGACTTTCCGGTTCATCAGCGAAAGCCTGCCGGTCGGCACGGAAGGAGACGAGGTCAAAAACACTCAGTATCCGGCGTTCAAGAAGTTTCTACCGCCGTCCCTTCTGAAAAAGGACATCACGGTAAGACGGCCCGTGATGACGATAAAATCTCCGTTAGGGGGCCCTGATATCTTCGTGGAGTTCTCATCCTATAATCAGACCGTGCAGAATCAGGCCGGTATACAAAGAGCGAGTATATGGTGCGACGAAAGCTCGCCGCTCGGACATTTCGAGGAACAGATACCGAGGTTGATGGCGGCTGACGGAGATTTGATTTATACTCTCACTCCGGCGGAGATGTTGAATTGGGAGTTCGAGTATCTATACGAACGGGCCAGCACATACATAAGGAGCAAGGACGTGGTGGACAGAATAGCGATTCGTTCGGGGAAGAAAGTCCCTCAAATCGAATCTACGGGACTCGATACCGATATCGCCATATTGCAGTCGGCAACGGACGACAACCCCACTCTCTGCAAATCGGTTATAGACGCCACCTATGATGTTTTCGACGACCCCGATATCATAGACATAAGACGGTACGGTTTGTTCAGGCAGGTTTCCGGTATAGTATTCAAGGATTTCGATATGAAAGTCCATAGGATTTCCACTATGGATTTATTTCCTGATGGCGTGCCGAAGGATTGGACTCTTGCGCGAAGCATAGATTATCACGAGAGCACGCCGTGGGCTATTATATTCGCGGCTATCAGTCCGAGAGACGAGGTGTTTATCTTCGACGAGTTGAATCCCTCTCCCGAAAAATTCGTTACGCTCGACGTGGCGAATATGATAATGGAAAAAAGCGGAGACTACAGGTTCATGTTGAACAAGATAGACCCGCTCGCCGCCAAGCGGCAGACCAATACCGGCCTTACCACTATCGACGACCTCAACAGAATCTTCGGGGAATACCGCAAGAACGGGAAAAGCTCCGGCGGTTACTGGACTTCGTGGGATACCAAGTCTACGAGAGGCAGGGATGAAGTAAGGAAGCGGCTGAAGAACTCTCTTCTATGCGGCAAACCCTTTAATAACAGTACGATTAAAGGCAATCTCCCTACGATATGGTTTCTCGATAGATGCGTCGAGACTCTGAAGTCGATGAAGAACTGGAAAAGGGAGGAATGGGCGAGCAGGGAGATGCTCTTGTCAAAGGAGGAAAAGGAAGCTCCACAACAGAAGTGGAGCCACTTTCCAATGTGCATCGAGGCTCTTTTCAAAGAACCGTCTTTCCGAGCCGGTTCGGGCTATCCAATAAGGTCGAGAGGAACGATGAAACTATATGCCCAAAGACCATAAATACGAAGATACGGTCGAAAACCGGCTTGCGTCCATAGTCCTCGACGAGTTCAACACCTTCTCATCCGGCAGGATGATAGAGAACGCGGACTTCGAGGCTACGCTCGATATGATGGAGTGTAAGAGAACCGACAAGGATTACGAATGGATGAGCGACGTATTCCTGCCTGAACTTCCGTCCATTATCCTGACGGACGCTTCGGGATGGGCCAATCAGTATTTTCAATCGCGGGATTTCGTATCCGCCAAATTGAGCAGTACCACGAAGGGAGCGAAAGAGAAAGCGGACGCGGCAAGCACCGTTATCAATCAGACCCTGAACCGCAGGGGATTGTATCATTATCAGAAGTATATCCGGGCCCGTACTATAAACGCTCTGGCTGGACAGGTCTATGTTCTATGCGAGTGGCAAAAATCCACCAAAATGGTGCCGGACGGCGTGGTGAGGCGTATGAAGCCTCTCGATATCGACATAGAAGGCAATCCGATGATGAACCCGGATATGCAGACTCCGGCTTATCATACGGTGGAAGAACCTCGGGAAAAGAAAATCATAGAGGCCGACTGGTTCAACTACGAAGTGATAGACCCGCGCAACGTGGCTACGGATAACCATTATTCTTATTCAATGCAACAGAAAAATTGGGTAACCGTCCGTTATACCGATACTTACGAGAACCTGTTGTCGAAGACTGACGAGTTGGAATTATTCAACCTGGATTTATTGAAGGACATAAATCCGCCGGAAGAATCGGAGACAGCCAAGAAAACGTTCAATAATCTCGAACCGAGGAATACGTCATCTCTTACGCCGACAAAGGATATCGACTTATATCTTCGTATAGGGAAGATGTGGGCGATTATCTCCGAGGTGGATTCGGACGGCGAGCCGCTGAATATCAAGCCGGGGATATCCGATACGGGAGACCCTTTGCCTGCCGCTGAATTAATCGAGACCTTTATGACGATAGCCTCGGTGAACGGACGGAATATTCTGATAAGGTTCCAGCCGAATCCATATAGAGACGGAACGGGAAAGGCTTATAAACCGATAGTGCGGGGATGGTGCTACATTCATCCCACTAAAGATATAGGCCTCTCCGACGGTAAGTACGGGCGGGAACTTCAGATAGCTCTGAACGACACCATGAATATGAGCATCGACAGGGTAAAGCTCGCCACCATGCCCACGTTCATAGGCAGAAGGAATTCCATAGACGACGCGAGCGAGTTCTTTATCGAGCCTGAACATGTGATTCAGGTGGAGAACATAAACGAAGACCTCAAGGAATTGAAAGTTTCCGATAACATCCAGGGCGCGCTTGCCCAGATAGGGATGCTCAAGAATTTCTCGGAACAGGTAATGAGCGTCTATCCCACCACGATGGGACAGTTGCCGGAGATGTCGTCGACCACGGCTACCGCCGTAGCGGGAGCGGATACAAGGACAAATGCAAGGAGTAATTACAAGTCCCTGACATTCGAGTATACGTTCTTCGCTGATTTTTATTGGATGATATTGCAGATGACTTATCAGTTCATGGAGCCGGAGACGGCTATTAAGATGCTTGGGGATTCGGCGAAGAATTTCGACCCTAACGAGGATTACACATATAGCCCGGTATCATCGAATATCGAGACCGAATTTAACAAGTACAAGAAGTTGCAGATTATAGACCAGTTTGTGGGAAGGGTAGCCAACGTACAGAATCCTAATACGCCTAAGTTACTGAATTATCTTCTGAAAATGGCATTTGAGTTATTCGATAAGGACTTCCCGGACTACAAGGAGTACATGCTGGACGAGAACGCCCCAGCCGCTCCGGCAGGCAACGCTCCGGCAAACGATAAAGGCATGCCCATGAGCAACCAGAACAATCAGGCCATGAGTATGCAGGAACAGTACACGAGAGGAGGGATGTAGATTGGATATACCGAGGGTATTGCCGGACGAATTGGAGCGGTTTATAAGGACGCATGGCAAGGCGGGCCAGAAGATTCTATCTTCGCTCTATAATCTATATCCCGAATTATCGGCGGTATTCGGCACTGAAGTGGGTAGCGCAATACTCATCGAGGATATAAAACGGCTGGACGAGATATTCATCAGGATATATCAGGAGACCGCGACGGTCGAGGAAAAGGCCGAGTTCAGATATCTGCGGGATATCCGGCTTCCCCGTTTAATAGGGAAGTTGTCTACATATATACAGAAAACATATCAAATCAAAGAGGGAGGAGTAAAATGAGCGACGAACAGCCGATTACCGCCATTGGAAGCGAAGCAGACCCGCAGAGCGCGGACAATACCGCGACTGCGGTTTCTCAAACGCCACCCGCGAGCAATCCGGCCTTTGTAGATGACGAAGAACAGAAACAGAGTACCAAGCTTGGACGAAAGGTTGCGAGGATGGAAAACGATATGCAAACGTTTATCAACGAGATGCGGAGCTTTATGAATAATTCCTCCGTATCGAAGATTGACAACGCCCCATTATCGGATGACCTACCTGAAATCGTAGCCACGCCTGACGACGTGCGTAAGGTATTGACCCACGTCCAGAAGGAGGAGTCCAGAAAAACCATGAAGTACCAGAACGACTATCGTCTGGAGCTTGCGAGACTTGGAGTCAACGAAGCCGACCACCTCGAAATCGTGGATGAGATGATGAAGCTTTTTAACGTTCGGCACTCGGATATGGGCAATTACGACGCGGCTTTGAATTATGAAAGGTCTAAGAACTCCCTCATGATGAAAAAGCTGTCGTCCAACAGGCCCAATGTTCAGGGAAAATCCGGCGCATCCACTTCTTTCGGCGTTATCGGTTCTTCCGCGATATCGGCTCCGGCTCCCGTCGAGCTTGACGATAGTGCGCGCAAGCTGGCGAACGCGTGGGGTATGACAGAGGAACAGATAAAAAAAGCACTTTCTAAATAGGAGGGATTGATTATGGCGGGATTTGAAGTAATCGAAAGCCGTTTGCGTCCTATATGGATGCCCGTGGATTATCAGGGCGGGACGGGCGCGAGGACTTTGTATGTAGGAGAGTTGGTAAGGGCCGGCAAGGCCACCAAAGCCGAACAGGGCGTTCTTGCTCTCGGAGCGGCTACCGGCGCATCCGATACCACGGGTAAGAATATCCCGTTTGGCGTCGTGATAGGGCATAACAACCGTACTCCGGTGTATAGCTCGACGTATAACACGGAGTATACAGCTTCGGTACAGACTGCCGCCGCGCAGGTGGCGAGGGACTATATCGGAGCGGAGGGCACATGGAGCAAGGGCGACCCTCAGGCTATGGTTCAGATTGCCATCCTGGACCATCAGACGGTTATAAAGGGCAAGATATTCAACAGCTCATGGGGTACGGCTCCTACCGAGGCCGTGGTAACGGCATGGACGGCGGGCGGCGCGGGGTTTACCTGCGGTACTACGGGATTTGACTTCACGCCTGTTGCCTACAACGCCACCATTCAGTGTAGGAGCGGCGCGAATCTCGGTATACAGCGCGTACCTTACGACACCAACGCCGGTACCGGAGCGAGGACGTTCTATATCTACTGGCCGTATGATAATGCCGTCGGAACCAAGTTCGTCGGCGTGAACATAGCGAGAGGGACTTGCAGGGCGCAGTTCGATTCCCTTTCCCTGTTCATAGACAACAGCGCGGCGTTGACCACCAATTACTACCTCATAGACGTGTTCGACATAAGCCTGTCTACCGCCGCCGAGGAATACGGCGTATTCAGATTCAATGCCGACCAGTTCTGTGGCGTAAGAGCCTAATAAAAGGAGGATAATAATATGCCTAACATGGCAACAAGTTCCCAATTTGTACGCCTCCTTGACGATAGGCTCAAAGAGGTGATGGTAGACCAGTTCAAGGATTTGGACGAGATGATAAGTAAATTATACAACCGCTCCGACCATGATTCGGCGGTAGCGGAATACTCCGAAGTCGGAGACCTCGGAGATATACCGAGGTTCAGAGGACAGCTGGAGTATTTATCTATCAGCCCCGGCTACTACAACAAGATAGAACCCGCTGAATACGGCGCGGCTATCCAGTTCGAGCGGAAGTTGATAGACGACGACAGATACGGCGTTATGAAGAATAGGGCCGGGGAGTTGAACATCAGCGCGATGAGGACGATGG